TTGGTGTCTGTGATTATGCCATTAATGGCTTTTAATATTCTAACTTTTACATTCTCTATATCATCTAAAGAAAATAGATGACCCTTTTTCTTTCCGGATCTTAAGTAATATAGCTCTGCATACACTCCCTTTTCGGGAAAGATGTTATGCATTGCCAGTGCATATATACCCAACTGAAGATTATTATGGATGTCCTTTTGAGTAGCTTCCCACTTACCAGTCTTATAGTCTGTGATGTGAACTCTATCTCCGATAAGATCGACTCTATCTATAAAGCCTATGATTCTATATATTCCAATAATAAAATTAAAGCTCATTTCTTTTTCATAGATATTTAACTTCTTATCAACATGCTGGTCGTAAAATTCATCTATGATTACTGATCCCACTGATAATAGCTCTGAAGAAATTAAATTGTCAGGATCCCAAATGGGAATATTCTTTTCATATTCATTTCTAAGATCTGTTATATCTAATGTTTTTTCGTTATCTAAGATATTCTCCAAAACAGAGTGGACTATATTACCAAGTACAGCTGGTGGATTAAATTGTCTAGGCTCCTTAAGGATATAGGAATAGAAATACTTAGCTGCACATTGTGTATAGGTGTCTATTCTCGAATAAGAAAAGTCAACTACTCCTAATTTTTGCAAATCATTTAAACTGTCATAACTTTTAATTAATATAGAACTCAAAAATATTCCTACTTCTCTTCGTTTGGGTCATATATTAATTGACCATTTTCATCAAATTCTCTTCCGAGTTCGTCCATAGTGTGACTGTTGTGCCTATTCAAATAAGCGCCTTGCCCGATTGCTACCCAACCAGTCTCGCCCAGTTCCATATGATCATCTTCTTCATAGGGCCACATGCTCACCGCCTATGGATACCTTGACCTCGGTTAGATCTTCTGCATTTAAATAGTAGCTGACTACCGTGTACAGGTCTTTGAGTTCCTTCTGTGTTAAGTAAAAACCAACACAGGTGCATTGCAGGAATAACTTATCTTCATAGTTATATGTTGAATCAGCATACTCGGTTAATTTAATATTGCCTTTTTCGACCGTTGCAGGAAAATTTTGTAGCATTTTTACTCCTCGTAAATACCTATTGGATTCCAATTTGGATTGTCTAATTTTTCTCTTGTATCTTTAACATAAGAATCCCAGTCTCGTTCATCTTCTGTTATTCTTTCATATTTAACTTGGCCTTTGAATGGATTTGTCTTAAACTTAGTAGTTATTAAACGACCCTGTTGAGTCTTCCATCTGAGTACTCCATTTTTACAGTCGCAAAAATCATCATTGTCAGGACTGACCTTTAGCTGAGGATCATAGCGCCCACTGCATCCATTGCATTTTGTATATCGCCCTTTGTCCTGACACCTATTGCAGGACGGACAAAAAACCCAACACCATTTTTCAGTTGGGTTCACTGACGGGTTTACGTTAGACATTTTGTTTCTCCATTCTAATAATTTCTTCTATAATACTTTTAACTTTTTCGGATGTATTATTTTTAAAGTTATAAATAAACTTATGTACACCGTCTTCTATTTGTAAATAGACAGGCTTATCACCTTTTGACGATTCAATTATATCATATATTTTTTGGATAGTTAAGGGCGAGATACTTTTATCTATATCAAATACTAAAGCTTTTCCACTAGAAAATATATGTGAATCTATTTTCTCTGAATTATTATAAAATAATCTTACGATAGAACCCTCTTCGTCACTTTCCTTATTCACGGATCCTGACATAATAAATATGTCTCCCTTAGAAAATGGTTCTTCACCCAGCTGTTTGGCGGAGTTAGGGAATATGACAATTTCTATATCTGAAGATATATCTTCCAGTAAGACCTTATACATCTTAGTTCCCTTTTTTGTAATTATAGTTTTTACGTCTGTTATAATTCCCCCAACTCTTACTGGAGTACCATTTCCAACTTCAACTAAATCAATAATTTCGTAATCTATTTTCTTAGACAATATATCCCATATGCCGTTAACCGGGTGATCCGTTACGTACATCCCAAGTTCTTCTTTTTCTTTTTCTAGAAGTTCTATTTCTTGTATTCTGTTAATTTCTAGATCGTCCCTATAGTCAAATAACTCATCAAAGGCTCCAGCACTTGCGAGATGTTCTAGTGTTGTTTTCTTAAGCGTTGAAGGATCACATCTTCTAAAAAAATCATATATGCTAGTATATGGAAGACTTAAATCTCGAGCATTAACTATTGCATCTGCAATGGAAACACCTATTCCGTTTATTGCAGACAAGCCAAAAACAATTGCGCTATCTCCATCAACTTCAAAGTCAATTCCAGAATAATTAACTGATGGAGGAAGTACATTTATTCCTAATTTTCTACAGTCTGCTAGGTAAAAGGATTGCTTTTCTTTATTACCAACAACTGAGGACATTAGTGCTGCCATATATTCAACTGTATAGTTACTCTTTAGATAGGCTGTAACATAGCTAATCATAGCGTAGCTAGCTGCGTGTGCTCTGTTAAATCCGTATCCTCCGAAGTATTCAATATCTGAGAATATTTTATTAGATAAAGATTCACTTAGTCCAGATGTTTTTTGGCAGCCTTCTACGAATTTTGAGCGTATGCTCGCAATTTTATCCATTAGCTTTTTACCGATAACTTTTCTAAGATCGTCAGCTTCAGCTGAAGTAAATCCAGCTAGTTCTCTTGCCACTCCCAATACATCCTCTTGGTACAGCATGATACCGAGCGAGGGCGCTAGAACCTTTTCTAGTTTTTCATGCTCGTATTTAACTTTACTACGACCGTGTTTTCTATCGATATACTCCTTGTCCATTCCTGAACCCATTGGACCAGGTCTATATAGGGATATCAGGGCCATGATGTCTTCCACATTGCGCGGCTGTAACTGCATCATCAGCTGTCTCATCCCAGATGATTCAAGCTGGAACACTCCTGCGCAGTTGCCCTTGCAGAGCTCATCGTAAGTCCTACTGTCGTCTAAGGGAATCAGATCTATGTCTATATCTATACCCCTATGCTTAAGAACTAACTTAACACATGAGTCAATAACACCAAGATTTCTAAGTCCAAGGAAGTCAATTTTCAGAAGTCCACATTGCTCAACTCTTCCCATATCCCATTGGGTGACTAACGGATTGTCCACACCCTTTTTCATTACTGGAAGATACTCAGTGAGAGCTTCACGAGAAATAACAATTCCAGCAGCATGAATGCCAGTTTGTCTAACCAGTCCCTCTAATCCAAAAGCTGCGTCAATAATATTTTTAGCTGTTGAATCCTTATTGTAAAGTTGATTGAAATCTTCAACGTCCATACATTCAGATAGGCTCTTAGACACACCAAGAATAGGAGGTGGAACTAACTTTGCAACTGAGTCACCAGTATTGAAATCATGCCCTAGAGCTCTTGCAGCGTCTCTGATTGACTGTCTGGCACCGCTTCTATTGAATGTGCAGATGTGCGCAACGTGGTCAGATCCATATTTTGATCTAGCATAGTCGATGACCTCATCTCGATGTCTATCATCAAAGTCGAGGTCGATGTCGGGCATGGACTTTCTTCCCTCAACCAAAAATCGTTCAAACATTAAACCAAATTTAATAGGATCAAGATTAGTAATTTTAAATGCGTATGACAGGATACTTCCAGCAGCCGACCCTCTACCCCATCCGACTCTAATGTTATTATCTTTAGCCCAATTTACTAAATCAGAAACAACCAAGAAATATTCTGGGAAGCCCATATCCTTTACGACTCTCATTTCATAGAGAGCTCTGTCCACGATGTGTTGCGGAAGTGGGTCGCCATATCTTTCTTTTAATCCGCTCCACGCCAATCGCTCAAAATAATCTATAGAAGATTCACTTGTGGGAATAGGAAAGTTAGGAAAATAAATATTTCCAAAATTAAGATTAACATCTACCATGTCACATACGTCCATGGTATTTTTTAGCCACTCCGAATTAAATCTTCTTTCCATGTCGTCATAGGATTGCAGATAAAACTCATCGCCACTAAAGGAGAATCTATTGGGAGTGTTAACGTTTGCGTTAGTGGCTACGCATAGCATGATGTCATGCGCCCTAGCGTCATGCTGATGCACATAGTGGCAGTCGCCACTAGGAACTACCTTAGCGCCAATTATAGATGCGATTTCGATTAGTTGATTAAATACTTTTCTTTGCTCAGATAGACCATGATCCTGAATCTCAATAAAGTAATTTTCTTTTCCTACAATATCTTGCATCTTTTTAGCCGACGCTAGTGCGTAGTTAAAATCATCTCTCAATAAAGCTTGAGATACTTCTCCATTAAGGCACCCAGACAAAACAATAATGCCATCAGAGTGTTCCGATATGAGATCATGATCGACTCTTGGCTTAACGTAATAGCCTTCAAGAAAAGATCTAGAAGACATTTTAATTATATTATTATACCCGGCATTATTCTTAGCCAAAATGGTTATGTGATAAGGCCCTCTTTGCTCCCACTCATTCTTAGCTGGGCCTGATCTTTCCTCTGGATCTTTATCGAATCTTGTTTTTCTAGCCTGATAAAATTCAGAACCTAGGATTGGCTTAACCCCAGTTGCTACTCCAGCGTCATAAAAATCTAACCATGAATGGATATTGCCATGATCGGTAGTCGCTAGCCCCTTCATCCCAAGGGACTGCGCTCTATCTAGATACTGCTCTATCCGACCATGACCATCCAGCATAGAGTAAACCGTATGGTTGTGTAAGTTTGTCCAATTTTTCACTAGATTCCTCTACTTTTATCCGAACCATCTAAGGCTCTATTTCTTATGTGACGATAAGTAATAATGACTACTCCACCACAAAACTTACAGGGCACTGACTTTCCCTCTTGAGCGAATGGACTATTGTACATATACTTCTCAGGTTGATCTGATTTACATTCAGAACAAACACCGATAACTTCGTCTTCTTCATTGTTCTCTTCCACGTTCACCTCCCTTGCTGAGAGCTGTGTAGGCAAATCTGATTGGGGATGGCGCAGATTGCTCTTGAGTTTCCATAAATTTATCTCCTACTTTTACCCATTTATTTCTTTTATCCAAAGAGCATTCGCCGCATCCTACTCCGGCTGCGTTTGCTCTTTCACAAGTATAGGGTCTTCCACCAATTCCTAAGTTTCTTCTTTTGACCCAATCATTAATGTGGCTGTTAGTTTTCTCCACATTGTAGTCGTCACAGTTACTTAGTATGCCGTGCAAAAATTCAATAGATTCCTGGTTGTATGTCAGGATTGAGCATAGGAATAATCTAGCCTCATGTTCTAGATACTTACTGTCAATCGCCTGTTGCCATAGTCTCTTAATGGCGGAGCAGCTTTCCAGCAATCTTTTTGGAGTAAAGTCTTTTTCTTTTTCTTCTACGGTCTTAAAGGCAGATGACCCATGCCTATTAAAGTATCCAATAAAATCTTTAGATCTTTCTTTATCTATTTCTAAGTTATATGTAAACTCCCTAAACCATTCGTTTGCTCTAGCATTAAACGATTGTTCTTGTATAATATTTTCTGACTGCTCTTTGCAGTACTCTAGCACGTCAGCAATTCCCATATTTAATACCTCAAGTGGAATTATATTTTTGTAGAGACCAGTATCTTGGTGCCGACTTCCTTGCAGTCTCCACATTCTTCTTGCATCATATACGCTAAAGTCTAAAGAGGTAAGGCTAAGCTTTTCCTTTATGGAAGTAGCAATGAATCTAAATATATTTGGAAGATTATTGGAAGGACTTATACCTAAAGTGACAGCTTCGCATTCAATGTGAAATCCCTTTTTCCCCGTAAAGTAAACTATTATTGCGGATTGCGGAATGTACTGCAAAAGGTACTCATAGAGTTTTACGCACTCTACGTAGGATATCTCTTGGTCCTTGTTGTCAATGTCAAAATATAAAGAGCCTAGTCTAACTGCTTCTTCTAGGTCTTGAGAATTGTAAGACCACACAGATGTATATAGTCCTGTGTTTTGATTCTCTACTCTAAAAGACTCAATATTATTGACCTCTATTAGGATTGGCTTATCACCATTCTTGGAGCGTATTACCTTAGAGAGGGAGGGCACGTACTTGGCTATCTCTACATACTTCCAAGAAGACAAATATTTAGAGTCATCATCTGGTATTCTCATAGTATTTTAGCTTTACCCTCTTCGCAATTAATGTCAATCGTGGCTATTTTTTCTTCTATAATACTGCCAGAATGTGACCTATAGTAAATGGACTCTTTTATTATATCATCTAGGTGCGACAGAATAAACATCCTATTAACTATTCTCATTTGTTTATTTCGAAGACTTTCTCCACTGCTCATTCATTAACTCGCTATCTTCAATAACATTGTGAATTTTACTTGCAACGTTGTCTGCTATGTGAACTATATAGTCCATATATGTTATAGGGCAGGTCTCTGGAACTGGAGACCAGGGACCAAGGTGACATCTTACCAGGCGCAAAATGGTTTGCGCCACATCTTCTGCGATAAAGAGACTGGTGGACTGAGAATCGTTGCCATATTCTTTATCATGCGCTTGACACTTGGATATAAAATTACCAACCGTATAAGGATGCATTGGATCATAATTGAATGAGCTTAAATCCTCGGAAGAAATTCCCTTTGTTATGTCGTGAAGCAAGCATGCTGCGATGATTATATCTCTTTCATCCTCTGACAGTGAATAGGAGTCACACAATATAGAGGCCACTCTGACTACACGCTTAGTGTGAAGGACGTTGCCTCCGGCATTATGTTCGTCCGGCGGATGATATTTTCCAGAAAAACTAGATGGTATATTCCAAAAAATCTCTGCCTTAAGTAGGATTGATCGAACAAAAGATGCTATTGAGTCATCGTTAATTAAATTAATTTCATTTAAAAGTTCAGATAAGACTTCATTCTCATTAGAAATGATATCACTTTTATCTTCTTTTAATATTTCATCTAATATATTTTTTGCCATTATTTCCATCCATTCCATTTTGAGCAAGGAGCATCGAATGGACACTTCTTGCAGTATTGTGTTAAACCTCTTCGTGGAACAAAGACCTCTTTAGATTCTATGGAGTCACACCAATATTCTATTGAATCTATGTCCTGTTGATTTATTTCATATTCATTAAATGATAAATTGTTAGATAATAAATCTATATATCCAAACTTGGTATTTTTTATTTTAGCTGGATGTAAGTTTTTAAATGCGAGATACATAGCTGCAAAATCCATTTGATATATATGTCGGTAATTATTTTTGTAATTAAACATTAATTTAACTACATAATTTTCATTGTCTTTTCTGTATATGACATCAAACTTATCTTCTATTCTGACATTATTGTTGATCGTAATTATGTAGTCATCATAGATAGACAAGGGTATTAGATCGGTTTGACTATATGTTTCATGAAATCTCAATAACAATCCGGCTGCCTGTGTCGTAAGACTGGCTGCATTACCGTAGGCGCTCTCATGCTTTTCCGTAGCTATATCATAGTGACTGGTATCTTTTGGAAACCAAATTTTTTCCCATCTATTTAACAGAGAGGCGTATGACGGAGTGATGCCACCTTGTTTCTTGAACCAAAAAAAATGTATAATGCTTTTAATTGTTGCTTCAAATCTAGAAGTATATATATCTCTAGAGTAAATAGTTTCTGGAAGCTTTTCTACATACCTATAATCGTATAGTCTTTCGCATGTCTGAAAATCTTTAATTGAATTTACATTAAGGTTGATCATCAATCAAATCCTTCTCCACTTAATAGGTTTTGTAAGTCTGTTTCATCAGAATATGAATTCTTAGAAACATGTTCATATTCTTCATATATTTTCTTTTCATCATTATATCTAACTAGAGGTGGATCATACATGAATGCAGATCCAGTAATTCTATTCTTAGGTATTTGTAGTTGCATTACGTGCTCATCCTCAGTTTCGTCATTTGATGCCAGACGTTTTTCTGTAATGAAAATAGTTACTGCACACTTTTGCTGAATAGCGAGAGATCCACCAGTATCTGACTGTTGAACAACTTCTCTTTTTTCTTTCATTCTATTTGAGTTCTCTTGTGCCGTAATGATTAGCGCACAGTTCATGTCTCTAGCTAGCTTCTCTAGGCGAACCATCATCTCTTCGAATTCACCCCAACGTGGCTTGCCTTTGCCTGCGCCTCTCGTAAACATTGACTGAATTGTATCGATAATTAAAACATCAGGAATTTTATCTCCATGACCTATTAAGTCTCTTAACCAAAGTTCAAGATCTTCAAAATAAGGTGTGTCCGGATCATGGCGAACCATTAAGCGATCTCCCCATTCTTCAAGCTTAGCCTTGAACTGATTTAAGTATCCCTGTTTTTCAGTTTCTGTCCATTTGTCTGATTCTGAATAAACATTCTTGCCAATAATTTGGGTCATTAATATTCTTTCCCAGTGACCAGTAGCTTCCTCGAAGTTAACAAAGAGAACCCTATGCCCAGTATCTAGCCAATGATTAGCTAGGCACTTTGCGAACGTACTTTTTCCCTTGCCTGAGGCAGCTATGATAGCGTGTACGGCGCCCTTAAAAAACCCACCCTCATCCGTGTACCCCATTGCCCTATTTAGGGATTTAAACTGAGTAGACATGAAATTAGGGATGTCTAGAAGACCATCTACTCTGGCAAGGATGTCATTGGCAGTAGTGAGCTTATCTAAGGGGTTGTACTTTATTGAATTTTCTAATTCTTTGATTTGAGATGTTACTTCATTTATTCTTTGCACATCTTCTATTGACTTTAAGCCTTTTTTGTTTAGAAGAAGTTGCAGCTCGTGTAGGTAATTGATCTGCTTACGCTTATTCGCTTTGTGCTTGAGTAACTCTAGGACTGATTCTTTGCTCGGCGTGTCGACGCTCAAAATATAATCCAGCATGATCGATATGCCAGCACCGCCGCCTAGGGCAGAATAAATATCTGTTTCAGTTTCTAGCCAAGATTTAAAAGCTATTGAATCAACTACGTCTAGATTGGTAGCCCTATAGAAAGATAATAAAGCTTCATAAAATTCATGAGTTCCTTTTTCGCCATGTATCAATCCGACCATATCGGTCGGTAAATTGTCATTAAAAAAAGCTATTGCCCCATGCTCTTTTAAGCATAGGGCAAAAGCCTGATACTCTAATGGTGAATTTTCTGACTCAGAGATTTTTTCTATTGTCATCAATTTTAGAACCTTTTATTTTTCTGTATAGACTTTTTCTATACTCAGAGTTTTTCTTTTTTGCTTCGTTGTAGAATGGATTATCTGTAAGTGATTTTTTTTGTTTCTTATCAGAAATATAATCACTGGACCTAATTGCCTCCAGCATTCTATTATACACGCTGTCTTCAGTTAGGGAGTCGTTATAGCGAAAAACTATTAGAGCAATACCGTTATCTTTACAGTATTCAACTTTCTTTTCATCTCTCTTTTGGGCTTCTTCAAACTCATATTTAGATTCAAAAAATCTACTAGTGTAAAAAAAATGTTGACGTCCATGATATTCTGCCGCCAGCTTATACGAGGGACAGTAAACATCAAATCTTAGTCTATCGTCAATGTGATATTCATTTACTATTTCTTCACCTGGAAGAATCTTTTGCATGATCTGAGTTAGAGCTGTCTGACCTCTAGACATTTTTTTTCTAGATTCTTTGAACCAAGACAAACCTAATTGATTTATCTTTTTGTTGACTTCATTAACTGAAACATCTAGCTCTCTAGCTATTGCACTAATTGATAAGCTTGTCTCTAGTAAGAGATCAATTAAAAACTGTACATCATCTTCTTCTAGTTTATTCTTTTTATCTTTCATGCTACTGGCTGAGGATATGTAACCTTGCTCAAACTAAGTGTTTTGCCAAAATCTATGGTTGACATATTTAAGTTGTCCCATATTTTTGACATTAAAGCTAGACCTAATACTCCACAGTCCATAATGCAATAGTCAACTCCGCCTTCAAACTCTGCGAGTTGTGCATATATGCTATCAATTTTTTCATAATAATTAGTATAAGCTACGTTGATGATGTGAGTATTGTTTCCAAAGTGTTTTTGAATTATCTTTTTATCATGAAAAGTAATAACAACACTAGGTGTATTCTTAATATAATAATTGACTGTTGAATTATATATCTCTTTATTATTCATGTAATAATATTCAAAGATATTAGAATAGTAATACTCTCCATTTTTGTGGAGGCCTATCTTGTAATGCTTGCCGTCTTCAATGTCAGATACTAGCGAATGCGAAATTGCTTTCATTACATTTGGATCTGTATTCTTCAATGATGAAACTACGTTTTTTGCAAAATGACTTGGAAAAGAATTGTCCGAGTTTTTGCTTAAGGCAATTATTGCTGATTTTGGAACATTGATGTATGAAAATTTTTTCTTCTTTTCCATAGCAGATGTTAAGTTGATGATGGACTGTGCTTGATTTAAGAATGTCATATTTTCCTATTAAATTCCAAACGTTCCCCAGTCAATTAAGACTGGGTTAGTGTCCAATATTGAGTTGATATGGCTAAGGTTATGAAACTCTCCACCATCTATTTCTGTATATCTTTCATGCTTTATCTGCTTATCTTGATCTAAGATGTAACCTAGATGTTGCATTACTAGCTTAGAGTCTTTCCAAAAATTACCTTGTCTCATCCAGTCAGCTACATAGGTAGGTTCCGAACCGCAAGCCAGTTTTCTATTTGCAAATCCGCCACCCTCTACAAATCTAAAAATTCTAGAACTATTATTTGGCGCCCAAAGCTTGTCTACTCGATACTGGTTTTCATTCCACATATGATAAAATCTTACATTAACTACATCCTGCGGAGATTGACCTAGTACTGTTCTGATGTCAATATTTTCCAAGTGAAAAAGTTTTTCATCACAATCAATTGCAATAATCCAATCACCTTTTTTGGCGAACTTTTCCATATTGCCCCAGGCATATGCTCGAAGCTTACCTTCGTGAACTTTAAATAGTGGCTCTGGCGACTGAAAAACTTCTGCGTACTTTGCAGCTATTTCAGGAGTATTATCAGTAGAGCAGTCGTCTGTGAAAATAATTTTGTCAACTTGACTGCTAAGTTTTTGAAGAACATCTTCTAAGAATCTAGAAGATTCATTGCGGCCTATCATTTGTGCATAAATCATTATTGTCCTAAGGGTAAAAAAGATTGAGGGGAGAGACCCCCCCTCAATCTAAATTGAATATGATACGAAGGTTATTTCAGTTAACTAGTTGTTCGCGAGCTTCAATAGCAGAAATTCGCTCGATCTCTACATCGCTGCAGATGAGTTCTCCGGAAATACCAGAAGTACGACGACCGTTGCTCATTGCAATTTTTTGAGCTTCAGCCTTATTGTTTGCCTTGACTACTGATGTTGTTGTTACTGTGAAATACTTGAACTTATTTTCTGACATTTTAGTCCTTTCTAGACTAATTTGATGGATAATTGACTGCGATATATTCTATCGCATCTTGCATTGATGGTGCAAGCTTTGTTGCCATGTATTTTAGATAGACTCTATTCTTATTGGAGTCACAGCAAAAAACTACTGCTGGTTGATTATTGAATTTAGCCCAAGCTAACTCAAAGTCAGTACCTATATACGCGCGATCTTGTAACATATATTCTACCAGAATGATATCTGCTCTGCGTTGCATGAACAAATTTTTCTCAACAATTTCTTCTGGTTCTTGATAGCCTACATCTACAATACTAGTTGGATCCAATACGTCGTAGCCTGCAAGGTGTAATCCTTTTGTTGCGGACTTGCGCCAAAAGCGACCATACTCTTCAACGCCCTCAATTGCTCCGGAAAGAAATACTTTAAGAGGCATATGCTACTCCTGGCCAATAGTATTCTAAATCAATTGGTTCATCGAAATATTGTGAATAGTATGAAAAATCTTTACGAAGAAGATTTGACCTATGCGATCTATGGAACTCTTCATTTCCAAACCATGCTGGCATGACTACTGAGTTTGGCTCTATCTCCTCAAAGGACATATTATTTTTATATCCTCTACGGGACCATTCGCGGATAGTCATATTCTGATACAACTTTAAAGCGGATTCATAACCAGTCCACATTAATGTGACCGGATGATTTCGCCAGCCTTTTGTAGGCGTTCTTTCTAGCAGTATGTTAAGAACCTGATATGTTTCAACGCGCTGCTTTCCAAGACGACGGTAATCTAATGTTTCTACAGACTTTTTAAAATCTGCATATGGTAGAAATGTCTGCACTTTAGTCCTTTTTAAATTCAGTGAATGTTTTGTCGCCTATGCCAAAGTACTCTCTAGCTAGACCAGATGCTATTATAGCATCATTTAGGCACTCTCCGGCTGCATTCCATACTCGAGCTAAAACTCTTCCGTACTTTTCATTCTTGTCAATAATAGTTTCTATCTTGACCTTGTGGCTAGCCGCTGTTAGCCACTGGTCGGTAAACTCTTTTGCTGCTAGACCCATTTTCTTTTCTTCTAGATTCGTAGTGCGACTCTCGGGGGTATTTACTCCATAAAGACGAACTCTACCCTTTTTCATGGTGTCAAATCCTAAGTCAATAACAATATCAAATGTATCGCCATCAACAACTTTTTTTACTTCTGCGTTATATATCCATGGATTTAATTTATCTGACATTTTAATCTCTCTCTATTCCGATATAATCGCATGCTTTGCGAAATATTGCTTGACTTGTTTTAAAGTGGGAATCTGCTTCGCCCCCAACGGTAGAAGACTTGTGCCAGCTATGACCAATGGAAACACTTCCATCATATACTACGTTGTAACCTAAGTGTCTTGCAAAATATGAACACCAAGTCTCTTCGTAATAGTGGGGAGTGGGGAGAAATGCTCCGTCTGCATCGGGATGCATTTCTTTATAGCCTGAGTGATTAGTCAGTGCGTTCCAAACTTCCCTACGAATAAAGTATGCTGAACCTGATACTGTGACGCATTGAACTCTATCCTTGTATAGAATATCTGCCGGGTCGTGCTCGCGCCATCCTCGATGTCGTGGTTGCGTATTTGTTCCAACAATTCCTGCGTGAGTTATATATCCGTTTTCGTCTCTTTGCTTAGGGCCTAAGATGTGGATATCTGGATTGTTGTTAAATATATTCTGAATATTAACTAGACTCTCACTCGATAACCATACGTCTGCATTTAATAAGCAGATTATATCTGCTTCCCCGTCTTTAGCTAATTGATTACATGCAGCTGAATATCCTATATTATTATTATTGTATACTTTATTAATCTTATATCTCTCGGAATTATACTTGAGCCACTCTGCACTGTCGTCTCTTGAGTCATTGTCTGCTATGTACAGATTCCATACTTTTTCATTTGCGTGCAAGTCATTATGCAGGCAGTCTAGAAACCTATTCAGTAAGGGCCTAGTGTTATAATTTACTACACATAAATCTATCAATTTAGTTCTCCGCTAAAAGTAATTGCCTCAAAAGCCATTTCCGGACTCATTCCAAAATCAATTAAACTAAAAAATTCTTGTTCAATACTTTCTAATTTATCTTCATTGAAAAACTCTTTAAATCTATTTAAATATTGATGTAGTGTTGGATTTTTTCTATGTTCTTCTGACATTTTTTTTGACCTATTCTGACCTAATGTGTATCCAATTGCAAGTAAGTTGACAATGAAAAATAGCTTATTACCACTCTTCATAGTCATCATCTATCGAATCAAAATGATTTTCCATAGCCTGCATTCTGACAGTGTCAGCTACTCTCCTAAAAGACTCTGCGTGCTCGTCTTCATTCTCACTAGCAAGATAATCATATGTTTCTGCTATGTGCATGGCCGTTTCATAATCTATCACTATGGCGGTTTCTCCGATTGATAGCTTAAGGCTTAACTTGTTTTTATTATTCTGCTTCTTTGACATTGCTTTCTTCCTTATTATTGACCCTATGTATTGCAAGGTTGTCAGTATCTGGCTCAAATGTTACAAAAAAAATATTCTTTTCATCTAAAGAATATCCTTCCGGGGGAGGACTATCTAGCGCTATCTTTTTAGAAGAACAGCCATAGACTTGACTATGGTTTTTATATACTACCAAATAATTTAGCTTAGATGCTG